TTGATGCCTTATCCTGTTTTTACAATATCAAAAAAGGTAAATGGGGAAAAGACATTCTCCAGTTTATTCTTACTCCCAACGATACCGAAAAAGCAAAGCATCCATATCCTGACAAGTGGAAAGCAGGACTATATTTACATGGACAGTGGACAGTCGATAAAGTCAATCTATCTGACCCTGATGGATGGGAAGACTGGTTTATGAATGTCAACGACTTCGCTGACGCTAACGACATAGAGATTAGTTAGCTTCTAGTTATCAGTTATCAGTAGTACAAACGTTCAGAAATAATTCTCCCATATGCTTGACTTTATTGGGGGAATGATCTACAATAGAAAGTAACCAAAGCACACGAGGTACTAAGTCATGTCTAACGATAAACAACCAATCGAAACAACACAAATTCCTAAAATTAAAAAGGCTCAAATTTTCTACGAAGAGATTGAGCAAATAACTCAATCTTTAAATCAGAAAGCACAAACAGTGCTAGACAAATATCTGACGCTGTAATCAGTTATTAGTTATCAGTTGTCATTCGTCAAAAAGTGTGTGATTGCTTTATTGGCTTGATTTTCCGAGATTTTTGGCAGTCCTGCGATCAGTGTAACTATAGGTAAATCTACAAACTACAAAAAGATAATAAAAAAGTTTGACAAACTACTTGACATCCAAACATATCCCTGTTATATTAGGTATATACCAACAAACACAAAAGAGTTCAAAATGTTAAAGTTTAAACGACAAGCACCCGGTCACTATGTAGCAGGAAATGTAGAAATCAAAAAAGGTGTGGGAATTGATCAAGATAAATGGTTTTGTTATTTTCCTGATGATAAAGTATCTTACCGCCGTAGCTATGAAGCGGCTAAGGTTTGGTCAGAAAAATATATGGAAAAACTACAGACATACAAGGTCGCAGTCAATCAAGTTAAGACTGTCAAAGAACAAGCGACGACCAGTAAAGAACAGTCTTTACAACACAAGTTATCTCGCCACCTAAGTTATGTGGTAGGAGCGGAATCGTTAGGCTGTGTCAATACTGGGCGCGCCGCTTGTATAGCACATTTATCTGTTAATGGAAAATCTTTTTATGTAGTCGGTTTGAAGGTGCTGTTACCGACACCATTTTCGAGAGAATTATCTTTAAAATTAAAAAAGATTTACAATCTGGTTTATTCCAAGATTGCTATCAGACCGAAGTATGGGGTAGCGTTTCAGTTTTTAAAAGTTTCAAAGAAGCCGAAAAAGCCTATCGCAAAATGGATGACAAAACAAGAAAACAGAACGAGGAAGATTGTCAAGCAATAGCAGAAGCAAAAGCAAAGGCAAAAAAAGGAGACATAAAGGCTATGTTTACACTAGGAGATTATGGAGTTCTTTAATTGTCCAAAATGTCAATCACAGAGAATCTCTAAAAAAGGGTTCTCTGTGTCAGGAAAACAGCGTTATCGCTGTAAAGACTGCAATTACCACTTTACCGGTAATCCGGCAGGAAAACCCCCCCACCCTGATTCAATGACTAACGCCGAAAGATGTCGTCGTTATCGGTTGAAAAAAAAACAAAAAAACACTTGACATACAAACATATCCCTGTTATATTAGGGATATACCAACCACAAAAGAGTTCACAATGAACCAATTTACCGAAAAACTACCCAATCAAGTCGCATTAGAAGTGGTGAACTTACCAGCAGGTGAATTTCTCATAGGCTGTCCTGATAGTGATCCCGATGCTCAAAATTATCAAAAGCCTCAACACCAAGTTAAAGTAAACACTTTTGCTATTGGGAAATACCCAATAACTCAGGCACAATATCAAGCGGTAATGGGAACCAATCCCTCTTACTTTAAAAATAATCCCCAAAATCCAGTAGAACAGGTTAGTTGGAACGATGCTAAAGCTTTTTGTCAGAAATTGAGTCAAATAACTGGAAAAACCTATCGCTTACTCACAGAAGCGGAATGGGAATATGCTTGTCGAGCAGGTACAACTACTACATATTATTTTGGTGATGATGTTAATCAGTTAGGAGATTATGCTTGGTATAGCGAAAATTCTAATGGCACAACTCATCCCGTAGGACAGAAAAATCCCAATGGTTGGGGACTGTATGACATGAGTGGCAATGTTTGGGAGTGGTGCGAAGATAGTCGTCTGCTCGGCGGTTCTTGGTATGTCAATCAGTTAGGAGATTATGCTTGGTATAGCGAAAATTCTAATGGCACAACTCATCCCGTAGGACAGAAAAAGCCCAATGGTTGGGAGCGGTGCGAAGATAGTTGTCTGCGCGGCGGTTCTTGGTTTAGCTTCCCTATTATTTGTCGTTCTGCCTGCCGCGACAGGATCATCCCCGTCATCCGCATCAGCGACCTCGGTTTTCGGGTTGCGTGTGTCAATTAGTTAGTTATTAGTTATCAGTTATCAGCAAATTAATAGAAGTAAAAATATGCTAGAAAATATAGCAAGTTATCGACTAAATTTTCTAAAAATGTCCGAATTAAGAAAATTGGCATCTGAATATGGACTTCCAAAGCAACGATGGAATCGGACAATTTTAATCGTTGAACTGAGTAAAATTGTTGACTGGACGACACTACCAAAGCCTAAAATAGTCAATAACTATTTTAGGTGATAAAATTCAGTCATGCTCTATAGAAATGAGTTATTAAATTAGTTTATCAGTTATCAGTCATTAACCACAAATCAACAAAGGTAATTATGTTTCACTTAAACTTTGCAGAAGAAGATAAAGATGGCAGTCCTAAACACCAGACCTTTACTGCTGGGGCTATTATATACAACAAAGAAGGAATACCTCAACAGTATTTTTGCAATATAAATACAGAAGATGATGTTACCAAAATTTTTGAGTATTACAATCGAGACAAGTTATTGCATTTTGAAGCTATATGTGTTGAGACTGGTCAAATTATTAAACTAAAGTAGTGAATCAACGGGAGTAATTATGCTATCATTTCAAGAGTTTCAATCTGTAGTTACGCAAAAGTTTCCTCATTGTAATTGGATATTTGAGCAACATAAAGTTACTCTTATAAGAGAACGGTATTTTGCAAACATTACAGACAGTCGGATAATAATTGCCTATTCTTGCCAGTATCAAAGTTGGTCAGTTGGGTTATTAAGTAAAAACGGGGAATATGTTCAATGTTGGCAGAGATATCACGATAAATCTTTTGTTTTGATATGCACTCAAATTGAGCGAAATATTCAACTAAAGTTTTAGTTTTATTAGGATTGTCAATAAATCAACGGGAGTAATTATGCTGTCATTTCAAGAGTTTCAAGAACAAGTTTTAAACGTTCTTAGTCCAAGTAAAAGAGAGTGTAAGTTTTGGAAAAGTTACTCAAGTTTTTCGGCAGATATTAATTATCATGGCTTAAAATATATATCTTTTCAGGTAAAATACATAATAGACGAGAAAGACTGCAATTGCGGGCAGTGGTTTATTCAAAAAACTTACACGCAAGACTGTAAGACTTTTTCGGATTCCTTAACTCAAGGCATAGAAACTATTGATAAACAAACCACAAAATGTATTAACGATGAGTTATTTTTGTTTGAGTCTTTAAGGCAAATTAATATCTCACCACGAGACATAAGAGTTGACTATTCGTAAGCGGTTAGTCTAAAGTTGCTATAATAGCTGTAAGGATAACTTACAGCTATTTTTTAATGATTAACTGGAATCTAGGAAGACAATTAGCCATTGAATCTTTTAATGAGATGGTGGGCGAGTTTGCCCAAGAGATTAACTTTCAGATAGAGGATACTAAATGGAACTGGCCACGGGAAACCGTACGAAAAAATGGCGGTGTAGTTGGCTCACCCCGGGACATTGTAGATACAGGTGAGCTAAAAAATAGCCAATTTATTGAAGATGTATCAGATACCTATAAAGTAATCGGGTACACGGCTGATCATGCCGCTCTTGTCCATGAAGGGTATCAAATAGAGCGTAACGATGGGACGGTGACAGATGTTCCCGCCCGCCCATTTATCGACACGGCTATAGAAGACTATAATCCAATTGAGGCTTATAGTGAAATCTTAAAGGAAAAATTAAATGAGTGAATCAGAATTAAGAAATATTTTATTAGGTATTAGAAACAATTTAAAGATACTTATCGGTACTGACTTAGGTAAATACGAAATAACAAGCCCTACAGGGCAAAATTTAAAAGAAATTGATGCTATTTGGGTAGAGCCTCCTGAATTACCCCCTAACTATAAAGTAAAACCTAATAGCGGCATCGAAGCAATTATTCAAAGAGAGCCTAATCCTTATCACGAAAATTTACTAGGATATACCGTAGGCATAAATAACTATTGCATTACCTTGAAACAATACAATTTAGAGAAATCCCTAACACCAGTGATTGAAAGGCTTAAATCTTCTCGCTACTGGAATTTTCTAGATCAGCCTCGCCTAACCCCCTATACCAAAACTTCTGAGGGGATTATCAGACCAAAAGCGACCTTTAAAATCACTACTGCTAGACTTCTAGACTTCTAGAGTACACATTTACTAATCTTTTATAGTACAATATAACTAGAAAAGTTTAGTCAGTGATTAGAATGTCGAATCAAATTCTAGAATTAAATCGGAGTGACAACCTCACCCCTAGCCGTGATACGCAATTTTTTATCTCTGGTACTTATGGTTTTGGAGAGGAACCTTCCACACGAGTAGCCGATTTAGGTGGTGCAATCGTCTTAGGTGATTCCACTCTTACCGTGGCGACTGGGGGTTTTGGCCGAATTTTATATGCTGGCACTTTAATTTATGTGGGGACTGCCGGTGATTATGTGGTCGTCCGAACAAAAACGACGACAGCAACCCAGACAGCAATCCAGATCGAACCTTCCAAAATTGCTGCTACCCTTGCTACTCCCGCTCAAAAATGCACAATTAAATCTTGGGTTCCTTTTTTGAGCGCCAAGACCTTTAACGTTGACACCTCCTCTACTGAGGTTACTGATTCCGTCTTTGGTGAAATGGCGGTGGAGAAATTTATCTC